GTGGCATCGTTGGTATGATCATTGCCGTCTGGATACTCGGCTTACAAATTACCATTCTTGTCTCGTTCCAACTCGTAGCCGGTAAACTCACGGGCCGTGTTGGGGCACCGTACAGGGTCAATCACGATTGAGCGCAAATCCTGCAGCCATTTGAATCCTTGATCCCGACTGCCGGGACCTTTGCGAGCACCGATAACATTTAAATCCATATCTCTGTACTCCGCAATGGTTCCGTGAGACGCTGAATCACCGACAATTGGCTTATTGTCCAAATCAAAAGGCCGGATTAGTTGAACCGCTTGGCGATTCTTTAATCCGACCTGATAAACTTCTCTATAAATGTAAAGCGTATGCCGAGCCACATCAAAGTGATTCTCTGTGTAAACCAGTGGATCACTTGCGAAACCAAAGTCTAAGCCACGGTTAGGATGATCAAATAATTGAATCTCTCCATCGCTAATACGCCGTTCAACAAAGTTATTGAAAACTTCGGCCCCCGTCCCAGTGACTTCGCCAAGATACTCATGTCGGTATGGCTTAGGATTATCAACTTTAAGTTGCTCAGCATCGGCAATAAACTCTTTGCCTAGCCATTCTCTTGGTACAATCAGATAATCGCTTGTATGTACCAAAGTGATGTCCCACAAGAATTCCTTGCTAGTGACCAAGTTAACCCATGAGTTAACACTAGCTGGCGGATTGTACGAATAGAATGTTGTAATATTGCTTCCACCACGGTTTAACGACTGATTAGTCGAGCGGATATCTGCCCAACTGTCAAACTCATCGGTTTCTTCAAAATGCTTGTACTTCGTATATCCGTGACGAAACTTTTGCGATTTGATTTTACGTGGCTTATCAGCTCCAAGGAATCGGATTTGCTGTCCCATTGGTACGTCAACGTCAACGGACTAGTCGAATCTTTCCAGTAATCCGAAACACCCAGCACATCAGTCGCTCAAAGATATTGGTCAAAGATTGATCGGCGCAATGTCTCGGCAACCTTACGTAAAACAACAGCGTTAGCTTCCGGGTCTCGCATAATTCCTAGAATGATTTCAATTGAGATAAAGCTTGACTTGGTTGAGCCACGGCCACCTTTTAGCCAGTAACTGCTATGGCGACGATGCTTAATGTCAACGTGAAGCTGACGAAACGACGGGGCCACTTTATTCTTTAGTTTCACTTTGATTGCCATCGCTCTCGTCCTCCTCAATATCATCAACAATCTGTACGCTACTGGATTCATGGTCAGTCGTATACGTGTCAGCATACTTAATCAGGCTATCCAGTGCCTTCTGCTTATCGTACATTTCGACAACAGCTTCACCCTTATCAATCCGAATTGATTTGATGTTACTAGTATCAATCTCATCACTATCATGTAGCTTAACAATATTCTCGTAATAAAATGCCTGCTCACCAGTCTCTGGATCAATCTTAGGTTCCCAGCAAAACTTGCTGTCGCTATCTTCATATGGCCCGGATTTATCACGTACCTTATACCAAGCCAATCGCTTGACCGTCTTGAAGTCAACAACATCTCTCGCGTCAGCTCTGGATATCTGGCGTAGCTCGTTGATGATGTCTTGGATGTCGAAACACAGGTCAGTCGACTGCTGTTTCTTAAGCTCCCTTAGTTGCTCTTTAATCCAAGCATTTCCGAGCAAGCGTGGCCCATTGGTAACTGCCACGTTGTATTTTGCGTCGTATGCTTGCCGATACGCCCACGTCGCGTTAAAACGTTGCAAATAAAAGAGGCAGAACAGTTTTTGCTTTTCAGTAAGCTCACTGTTTGCCTCTAACTCATTCACTATTTTTGGTGCAACCTTGGGTGCACCTCTTTAATTGCGGGTGCGCCCCGTTTTCAATGGTCGCGAGTGCGCCATGATTTAAGTGTATTGACTGGCACGTCATACTTGTCCGAGATATCCTTGTACTTCATCCCGGCTGTATAGTCCTTGCTGGCTTGTTCTCGTTTATCCATTACATATCACCACACCTCCACTTTATTCAAAATAAAAACGCCCCGAGGGACGTTAACTTCTACTTAGCATTACTTCTCAAAAAAGTAACTATTTCGTCTTTTTTTATAAATTCGTAATGTTCAATCATTGACCACATTCTTTCGTCAACTTTTTGCATCAAATCAATTTCATAAACATCTTGTTCACCAGTTGAAAGGCGATTCATAAAAGACTCCCAATCAATCTTTGAATCACTAAATTTTTCCTCAATGTGGCGCATTAGTTCATTAAACGTTTCCTTACTACTTATTCCAATCGATTCTATTTCGACTCCACTTTTTAAATACTTATTGATATCAATTTGATACACAATACCACTCCTAACTAACTTGAAGAAATATAACAGTATAAAACGAAACAACGGTATCTACTATCCATGCTTAAAAATTTGATGCTTGACACCATATCAATATATGTATGCCAGCCATGAACCCTAATTTAAAATAACTATGTAATTAAAAAATCGTTAATAGTATTCCTAAAACTCCGAAAACAATTGCCAACTTATCAGCTATATTATCCGTTTTTTTATAAACATCAAAGATCCAATTAATAAGTTTAAATAATACAATAGATAGAGAACCACACGCTAAAGCATCTAGAAAAGGTAACGCTGCGGCCCTATCTCTCTGAGTAACTTGAATGGGTGCTAAAAACGCAATCGACACAATAAAAATTACCATTACCAAACCATTTAGCTTATCTTCACCAGATTTCCATGCATAAAATGACATAAATATGATAAAAGTTCCAACTCCGATAAGCATTATCGTATAAAAGATGGTATCCGAATCAGTTAGTTTACTTTGTTCAAACCACGATACAAAGTTATTTATCATTTTATTTAAAAACCATGCTGATAATAACACACTTATTAACGCTGAACTCCAATTAAAAAGCTCATCAATACTCTCTTTATCTTTCATAGAATGCATCCTCCTACACACCCTAACTATACTATACAATGTTTATGACAGTTAAACAAAAGTTAATTGAGTATGTCACCCCTGATAAAATTCGATGCAATCTACTATGAGTTAAGTCCTATAAGAGTGGGTGTGCATATCCACCACGAGCACAGAATAAAAGACACCTCCATATGAAGGCGTCCCATCCTAGTCGGCTTGCCGTCTCCAGCTATCAACCATCTCATAATGAATTGAGCTGGATTCGAACCAGCACCCCTTTGCTTGTAGAGCAAGTGCTCTTCCTACTGAGCTATCAATCTATGTCAGCCACTAGCTAGGTGGCTCAGTCAGACCGTTATCGGTCCTACTGGTTTCATGTTCATTGGGTCTCAACCAGCAAATACCCATTACTTCGATTGTGATGGTTCACGCTCGAAATATCGCCAACGGGACTCGAACCCGCATCACACTGTGACTTACCAATTAGTCCACGGCGACACCCACATATATCTGTAATTTTGAAGGAGTTGCAATTAGCAGACTCAGCACAGCACTTAATGCTTTCGTCTCATCCACATATCGCATGATACTAATATAACAGGCCTAAAGGGACTTTTCAGGACACGTTTAAGACATCATACTCATGTCATTAATTGCATCGGCTCCCCAAAGCAAGATAGATAAATCATGCGTAATCGCTAACACATCACGGTTTATCGTACGATGATCCATCGCTAAATAATTCGGCGCAACGATCCCGGTTAATCGGTTCTTTATTTAGAAATAAGGCTTTTATCTCACGATACCGGCGCTGACGTAGCTCATCATTGCTATTGTTGCATTCCTCCCTATACTGATCTAGTACCAGGTCAATATACTTAATCATGACCTTAGAGCGCGACTGGTAGCCAATCAGTGCATATACGCTCAGCTCCCACCTTGGAATAGAAGCAGTGGCCTCCTGATCCTCAGTATTTAATTTAGGCAACCCAACGTTTACATGATCTTCCAAGTAACGATAGTTTTCTAAAATCAGTTTGGTATTCCGTAACTTTCGTTCATAAGCTGACTTTTTTGACTTTTTCACCCTACTACGATAAGCATCGATACCAACTTGGGCTGCTAGTTTAACTTGTTCATCGGTTAATTCCGCCAATTCTCCAACACCTCCATAAACGTGTTTTCCTAAGCTAGTTGCCAATCATCCGCCAGTAAGTCGTCAGAGTCAGCCTTATAAGCAAATCCATCTAGCCATTC